GGCAATAAGGCGTAAACTTCCGGGTCTATCGGTAATATATATGCGTCGTCGGTCTCGTTGGTTATCTGTTCAGGATATGCCCTGTAATAGATTGTGAAATTCCCTATCATATCACGATCCAGTACAAGCGTTTTTGTGCCTTCCTGATAAAAGTCTGAGGTTTGAAGATATTTCTGATATGCACCCTCATAGTAAATACCTTGTGGGTCAATCATGTAAAAGTCGGGGGCTATTGCCGTCATATCGTACTTAACCTTATCAGTGAAAGGCGGTACGTCTTCTTCGACTTCAAAAGTCTCCGCATATATGGCAACATTCTTTAATGCCATTGGATATGATGTTGTGAATGTAAACTTTACGGGCTTTTTATCCGCATTAGAAATAAGCCCCTTGTAAACCTTGTAGGTCTTTTCATCAAGGGTTATTGAGGTAATAACGCCGTCTACTTCTATATCGCAAGTTCCTATACCGGCGCACTCAAAGTAGTATGACTGTCCTTCGTCTGCCTGATACGAATATGTTTCGGAAAACTCATGTATAGGGTTAGATATGGATTCTGAAACAAGATTCTGAATATCCATTTGGGTTATTTTAACCATCTTTGTGATAAACTTTCCGGCTGTCGCAAGTAAGGCTAACCCCTCATTCGCACAATGCGGCATGGCGGCTATATACCCTTGCGTGGATTCATCCGTTATTATCACATCATCCGCCGCAAACATCTTCTGTAATACGGCAAGTTTCAAGTCATACCATGTACTCATCTTAACCCTCTAATCTTGCGATAAGGTCTGCTTTACTACCCTTTGCGTCAAGTCCTTTTTCTGCACACATCTTTTTCAGTGTGGCATAAGGATAATCCTCATAATCAGCATCGTCTGATGCAATTCCTGAATTGTCAGCGACAAGCGTTTTGGGTGGAGTTGCCCCCACCCATGCGCTTTCATAGTTTTCGCCAACAACCTTTAATACTTTGTAGGTTCTTCCGTCATCTGTGAACGTATCGCCTACTTTAAGTCCTTTAGGTATCATTGGCTACCCCCTTATGATAATGTCGTACCGGCGTCAGCCCCACCTAAGATATAAGCCGCCCAATTATTAAATCCCGCACTCCAACGTGCGTAGCCGCTCCATTCAAGGTTGCGTGACTTGTTGAGAACTTCGTTTGAAACGTCAAGCGGTACTCTGTCAAAGAATACGCCCGCATTAAGCTCTCTCTGCGCTTCTGTACTCATCAGAATGTAAGGCTTCTTTCCAGATGCAGCCGTCCAACGATGATCTACGATAAGCTTCCAAATGCCTTCCTGAGTGTTGATGTCGTTGTAGTTCGAACCAACAATCTGATGAGAATGAATGATTCTCTTAATGAGGTCTTCAAGGTCGGGTACGTTACCGGGAATGATGATTGTATCAAAGTTGTAACCCATTACGTTACCTGACTGATTCTTGAAGTTACGTCCGATGTTAGCAAGCGTGTAAAGCATTGTAGCGTCTGTTCCGAAAGCGTTTGTGAAAACGTTTGACTGAACAGGAACGCCTGTCTTCTTGCCGGGGTGGTCTGTTGCGAAAAGAGCCTTGCCGTCGCCGGTTGTCTTGTCGTATGACTTTGTTCCGTAAAGGAATGTTGTACCTTCTGCTGTAAGTGCATCAGAAGCGAACTGCGCTCTACTTCTCTTGTAAGCACGAACAAAGTTAGCGGCTGTCTGCTTCATAAGGTCGATGTTGCCGTCGTCCTTTGCTTCACGAGTACACATGAATGTCTTGATGAACTGATGATGCTCGATAAGCTTCGAGAATCCCATGTTGTAATCATCCTGAATACCATTATCGCCTTCGGTAACTTCCTCAAAGTTTCCAAACTCTGTCATTGATCCCTGTTTCTCGCCGAACTTCTTGGAAGTCTTAACGTTGAAAAGGGCTTTAACAAGCTCGTCATCCTTGTTCTTCTCTGTGTCTGTGTCCTGTATAACCATTGACAGCTCGGTATCAATGGTCTTCCACGCTTCATCATTGAGTCCGCCGTGTTTTGAAAAAATTACTGCCATATCTATATTCCCCCTCTCTCTTATGCAAACCTACCTACGACCTTTGCGCCTGATGCGCCGCCGTCTGTAAGTAACTGGAATACTCCGCTTGTGGTTGTCGCTGTTGCTTCATCCCCTGTCGTCGTAACCTTATTTCCGGCTTTAAGTGTTGTTCCCGGTGCAGAAAGGGTTGTCTCCCATTCATACTCAGGAAGTACGGGAATTACCGCAAGTTTGTCGCCTGTCTTGGCTGTTACTTCTTTGCCAACGTAAACAAATTCGGGTACTGCTGTTCCCGAAACTGCTGTTGCTGTGCCTGTTGCTCCGAAAGCAACAAGGCTTCCGTGCTTATAAGTTGTGCCGTTTGTAGCCAGTATCTCTTTTTCGATAGGTGCTACGTCTGACTCGGCTCTGATAAATTCAAATGCCATAGTTAATACCCCCTTAACCTATGTTTAATTTGCTTTTGACTGTTTTATACAGTTCTCTTATTTGCTTCTCTGTCTTCCCCTCGGACTTCCAACGGCTCATAATTTCAGCCGGAACTTCGACGTATTCCTCGTCCTGTTCCACGCCGCTTTGAGTAGCAAGATGATCCTTGCCCCTCATCTGATTAATAGCCTGTTGTCTTGCCGCATCTGTTGACTTGCCGTAGTTGACTATCTTGTAAGCGTCAACCAACGACATACCGTGAGATACACGGTCAAGCATTTCCGGGAAGTTAGGTAATGCCGCCAAATCGTTTATCCCTTTGATGTTCGGGTCAAACTTGGTTATCTCGGCAAAATCCCTCTGTAATGCGTTTTCTGCCGCCACCATCTTGTTCTGTTCGATGACTTGCTGTGCTTGCATTACAACCGGGTTTTGTGCAATCATCCTGTCAATTATCTGTGGGTCAACGCCCTTTTCCTGTAACTTCTGCTCATTGGCTTGTCTCTGCTGTATCTGCAAAGCGTCCATGTAGTCGTTAACATTCGTTATGGGCTGTCCCGTCACGGGATGAGTCACACCTTGGCACATTGCCGCTACTCTCTGATTTAAGGCGTTCATTTGAGACTGATACTTGTTCCTTGCATCTTCCTCTGCTCTGCGCCTTATTGCGGCATAACGTGCGTTTTCCTCCGCACTCTGTTCGGTAGGCTCGGCGTTTCCTTCTTCTGTTTCGCCTGTTTCCTCACTTTCGGCTTCGGTAGTTTCTTCTGTGCCTTCTGACTGACCGGCGATTTCAGTCACTTCGTTTTCGCCTTCTTCTTCTCCAAAGAGTTGAAGATCAAGATTAAGAAGATTTCTCATTATTCAATTTTCCTTTCTGTGATGTTTGCGCTATCCTCTGCGATTTATGCACTAAAAAAACACCCGAAGGTGCTTATTAGCCGATTGGTAATTCACTTTTTATGGATTCAACCACTTGGTTGTAGTTGGAACATTCCCGATTCAGACAACTTAATTCCTGTTCTAAAAAGAGTTTCGTCGGTTTTTCCGGGTCGTTGTCGTTCTCCAAAATGTTACGGGAGCGGGTTATTCTCATTTCCACTTGGCATAACGGGCATTTCATTTGTCATATCCCCCATTTCTTGCATCATTTGAGCCTGTTGCTGTTGTTCAGCAAGCATCATTTCTATCTGACTTAAAACGTCCCCGGCATTTGGATAATGGTTTTTCTCCATAAGACTCCAATACAGTCTCATAGTCTCCAAAGAGCCTAACTGTCCGAAAGCACCCGATTGAAGCTTCATATCAATCTGTTGCCACATTGCTTCTCGGTTAGCCATCATTGTTGATGTCGGGTCGGTTTCAAACATGAACTCATCGTTCCAGTAATATTCTCCGGCGGCATCTTGTTTAATGAAGTCCGCTTTATCCAAAAACGCAAAGTCCTGTTGTCCGTTTATTCCACTTCCCGTGATAGGCAATGGGTCATCACTGTACGCAAGCCAAAACTTGAACATCAATTCGTACAGTCTAGCGTAAGCGTCATTCTTCATTACACGCTTACTTTCCAAACGTCCTGCCGCCTGATTGATTGAATACTGTTTTGCAGTACCCGAAACGGCTGACGGATCGTATTTACCCTGAAACGCATCTGTGATACCCAAAGTCGAACGTGCGTCTTCATATGCCTTGTTAATCATTGTCATATCCTGTTGGATGTTGACTTGCATATTCAGAACGTCTATCATTGCTTTCTGCTGTGGGTCGTCTAAGCGGGCAATCTTCAACTCCTTATCCGTGGTTTCAACCTTTACTCCACGGGGCAATGTAACGATAGAACCGCCCTTTAACGTCTTTTCTGCCGCTTTTGAGCCGACCTTTTTTATCAAATCCTGTTGGTCTTCAATGACTTTCACATCAGAGAATCCCAGTAGGGAATTAGCTTTAGATACGTTCTTTCTGACGATAAGCGGATATTGATTAGGCTTGTAGTATTCAATCTCAACTATTTCTTCCGCCGAAACTTGTATAGGCATCCCGGTTGTAGGATCAATACCGTCTTCACGCATAATCGGAATATGAATCTGCTGTATTTCGTCGGGTGTCTCTTCAAAGGATTTAGAGCCACATTCGGGGCATACCTTTTCATCCGTGACATATCCGCACTGTTTACACTTCCTTGTAATTCGTGCCTGATAATCTTCAAGGTCTTCCAGTGTGTAGTCATCACACCACACGAAACGTCCGATTTTCCCCTTATTTTTGTAATAAACGGTATTAACCGTAACTAAGTCCGTATCAAGTCCGTTATCGCCCTGTGCGCCCCTTATCTCCTTGTATTCTTCGTGCGCATCTTCAACGTCAACATGGTATTTCTTTTTAACTGCATCCTTCGTCTGCGATACTTGAACAAAGATGTAGTCCATATCTTCTATCTTGGAAACGCCCGGCTGCGGAATAACTTGCTTCGGGAGCATTTCTTTTACGTTCACATCCCCGTAATTTGAGTGAAAACCTAAAGAATTGTCCCACTCAACCAAGAAAAAGTCCCCACCTTGTACGGGAACTATTCTCTCCATTTGGTCGTTTATTATGGCAAGGTTCAGAAGCTTCACTTTATTAACAAGGGCTTTCTCGATTGACCTTGCTAATTCCTCATCCCCTTCGTGTAAGGCTGTTACCTTTGGCATAGGGATAGAGGAATCCACTTGTGACTCGATCAATTCGTATGCGATATTACGGACATTGATAGATAAGTCTCTAGCCGCTATATTTGTGTTTGGATTGCCGTTTACTTCTCTTGTCCCTTCGTAGACTGCCTGATTCTTGTTTATATCTTTCAATGTACTGGAATAGGCAATACGGGCGTTTTCAAGTCTTCCACGCCATTTATCACGTTTTTTATCTTCGGCTGTCGGTGCTATTGTTTTTTTGACCTTATCCATAAATGATTTCAACCTCATATGGGTTCTCCATACTTCTGTAACAAGTATTCCCTGTCTTCTGCGCTTGCATTTTCGATGTCTTCAAGGATTGAAGCGTGCTGTTTCGTCTCGATTGACTCATAATCAACTTCCGGCGAACGTACCCACCAAACACAAAAAGCCCTCAGCGAGTCAACGTCATGCGTTAAATCGTGCGGGTCTTTAGCGTAGATATTAGGTCGCTTCTTATCCTTTTGGATTTTCTGCAAACATCTGTATAGGTTCGGTGCGCAACCGTCTAAAATCGTTAATTTCGGGTGTTTATCAATGACTTTTAGCCATTCTTTCATTGACGAACATCCGTCTTCAAGGTTTCTTGACGTTTTTGTGAGCGTAATTCCGTTCTCACTGAACGTTACGGCTCTTGATTTTCCGTCTATTTGGTTTCTCGACCATAGATCAGACGGTGCAAGCCAGTATTGTATCTTTTCATCCCCGGTCATTGACCGTAATATGTCACACGCCGCCCCGATTGTCTTATCAGGAGCGTCATATTCTCGGTAAACTTGCGCATTTCCCTTGGTATCTACCTGAATCCAATGCGCTGACAGCATATCCAAACCATAGTCAAGGGCAACATATCGGGTTACTTTGCCTTCTAATTCCTCATTGACTATATGGGTCTCCCGTTTTACTTCCGGGAAAAACGATCCACCGGGTACAGTCAAGGCTTCCTCGATTGTTGCCGGGTACTCTTGCGTTATCATATCCCCCATTGTGCGCTTTGTTTGCTCATACCACGCTTCATCACGTCGGGGGTCTGCATACCACGGAATGAATATCTTGTTAAATCCATTGTCCGGGTCGGTAAATACCTTCTCAAAGAACGAACCACGCTCTATTGTGGATAACCCTATTACTTGTCCGCCTGTCGGTCTGTTGATTGTCGGATAACCGGCTTTCCATATATCCTCTGCGAATTGCTGAAACGCCCATTCATCAAAGACTATTAAATCCGCCGTGAACGACCTAGCCGCATTAGGGGAACTAGGAAAACACTTGAATACTGAATCAGGGGAGTTGGGAAAATGTATCGTTAAGATAAGGGAGGTATTTTCCCAAGTAGCGTTTACCCAGTTAACGGGCTGATCGTTCTTCGGCGCAAATATTGAGCGCATATTATCAAGAATTACAGACATTCGTCTGACTAATTCCTGTGCTTCATCTTCCGTTCTTGACAATCCTATGACTGTCCGCCCCGGTTTAATCAATTTCCAAAGTGCATAGTGCAGAACTAACCAGGTGATACCTAGCTGTCTTGCTTTTAGGATCACGTTCAGTTTATTGTCTCGGAACTGCCTTAACGCTTTCCGTTGGTCTTCCCACAATGTAAATGGCTGCACCAAAACATCTGCGTCCTTATCCTCGATATGTCCGTACTTATCGACAAAGTATTCAAGATGCTCTCGGCAATATTGGTATTCTATTTCCCTTAACTGTGAAGGGTTATAATCATCAAGTTTCATAAATGAGTAAAGGGCATCCTTTCGGACACCCTTTGTTTAGGAGAAGTTGCTTGAATGAGTAAAGCTACACCCGTGCTTTGTACCGATACCATAATAAAAGATAATTTTATGAATAAACATGAAGTGACTGAACTTTTTTTGAACTTTTAGGAGATTTCTGCATATTTGTCTAGTGCAGAACAGAATAATTCATATGTCCAACGTGGGGTTTTGTCTATATACTCCGCTATTTCCTCAATAGTCTTTCCGTTGTAGTAGTAAAATATCAAGAACTGCCTGAGTGATACCGGCTCGATTTTCTCTATCTTGTTCAGACAGTAATTCTTATGGTCGAGTTGTTCAAGCAGTTTCTTTGCAAGTTTGCCCCGGTATTCCTCTATCTTTATAACTGCTTCCTCGATTTTGTTGTGATATGCGGTAGATGTTTTGTCAGGATCGTAATTCGGTGTCATTTTTGTCGCCACGCTCTCTAACCGCTCTATCTCTAATTCAATAGACTTTATGCGTGAATCCAATGACTTGATTTCCCTTAATTCATTCTTCGCTTCTTCCCTTGTCATACTTCCCCTTTCTTTGTATGGGGCTATCGGTGTACGCCAATACAAGATATTCGTTAATAATATCCCCCGGTAGCCCCTGTTCCCTTCCGCTTTAGCGGAAAAATTTTTCACGAATTTAGCACCTTTTCCGCATTTTTCGCATATTCCAGTGTTTCATACACCGCTACCGTTATATCTCCGTGTGGAAATATCCCGTACAGTCCATCAGTCATCATTATCCGTATCAACCCCTTCATCGGGATTCTCTCTATCGGACTCTCTATCTTTATTCCGTACATACTATCTCCATAACATTTGAACACATTTATCCAGTGCCTTTTGTCTGTCTATTCCCTTATACTCGCAGACTTCATCAAAGGCAGTCATATTCAGGTCGTTCATATAAGGACACTCGTCACAATTAGGGGTGTTTACACTTTCCGATATGGTGTTGACACGCTCTATTGCTACACCTTTTCGTGTTAGGGTTATCTCCCCTCGTTTTATCTGTCTTAATATAGCCTCTGCACTTTCCCGGTCCAGGTACTTCTGTAATTCCGCTTTATCCTCATTGGAAAGCCGTATTGACAATGTTTTCGTGTTTTCTGTCATGGTGTTTACACTCCCTTCTAAAAGTGTTTACACTTCGGTTTTGAAATAAAATTTGCTAGCGTGATAGAGGGTTCCCGTCGGGCGGCGGCGGCTCGCCACGGGGAGGGGGTGGTATATGGGGGTGCGGATCGCTATGAAACAATACACTCTCAGGAAATTTCAATCATTAAAAATTACCACTACACTATAAATTCTTGCTAAAATTACCATGCGTGTATGCCGTTCCCCGTTCCCGAAAGTGGCGCAAACCCTTGCCATTACTGGGTTTGTTGCACTTTTCAATCTGTTCGTGAAAGATTACTTTAGCGAATAGATTACTCTTTCCCGGTGTCGCTGCTTACGTCTTCCACTATCTGCACGCTTTCCGCCTTCTCTAGCCTTGCCGCTATCGTGCGCATTAACTCCCGATCCTGGTCTGTCGTGACGTTTTCCGTGACTTCTACTCGCTCTATCGGTTTATCGCCGTGAGTATCTCTTACTAGCTCATATGCTTTCATATTCCCGTCAAGAGCTTTTCCAACGGCTACCGCCTGTATTAAATCGTAAAGCGTAGCGTTTGGGTTATCTCGCTTTAACCGCTTCGCTATCTCCTCGTCAATATCCGCCGCTGCTATGATGTCGTCGGTAGCTTTAAGGGTTAAGATGTTTTCGAGCGACTGTTTCGCCGTGCGTCTTTCCCCGTGCAGCTCTTGCAC